CCTGAGCTTGATCGTGAGCGCCTGGCTTCTTATGATGTTTATGAGAAGATCTACTGGTCGATCCCTAGGACATTTCGGATTGCTATGCGAGGTACTAATGACTCGCCTATCTATGTCCCGAATGCTCGAACCATCGTCAATGAGACCTCTCACTACCTCCTTAAGGGGCTTCAGATTGGTTCTCTTCAAGCAGTAGAGGGTGGAGGTACTGGAAGCAAGCTTGACCTAGCTCTCACTAGCTTTCTGAAGCGAGAGAGATTCTACAGCAAGTTTGCTACTGCTAAGCTTTCTGGAGTGACAAGAGGGGACTGGGTTCTCCATCTTACTGCAGATCCTAGCAAGCCTGAGGGTAAGAGAATCAGTGTTAACTCTGTTGACCCTGCTGCTTACTTCCCTGAGTACGACGATGATGACCTCGATAGGATCATCGCTGTTAGGCTAGTTGAGACCATCATCGACCCAGAGGACAATAAGCCTTACGTCAAGGTACTCAAGTACAGTTATGACGATGAGGCTGCAGAAGATCGCCAAGTTCTCCGAGAAGAGTCCATCTATGAGATGGAAGGATGGTGGGATGGCAAGGCTGCTAAGGTTAAGCAGGTTATCCTCTCACCTGAGCTTCTTGAGCCTGGTATCACTCAGATCCCAGTCTACCACTTTAAGAACATTGACTGGCAAGGTGACCCCTTCGGTCGATCTGAGATCGCTGGCTTTGAGATGCTTCAGGGCTCTATCAACCAGACCATCAGCGATGAGGAACTTTCTCTAGCTCTCATGGGTCTTGGAGTTTATGCCACTGATGCTCCCACTCCTACTGATGATCAGGGGAATGAGGAGCCTTGGGTCATTGCTCCGGCTAATGTCCTTGAGACCCCTTCCGGAACTCAATTCAAGAAGGTGGATGGAATTACTTCGGTAGCTCCGATGCAGGACCACCTTGAGTTTCTTATCTCTTCTCTGTATGAAGGTTCTAGTACCTTCAGAACCAATGCGGTCGACGTCCAGCTTGCTGAGTCTGGTGTGGCTCTTGCCATCAAGTTCTCTCCCACACTAGCTAAGCTTGAGCAGCGAGACTTGGATGGGGTTAGTCGCCTTGAGCAGTTCTGGTACGATTGGAAGTTCTGGTGGCAGGCTTATGAGGGCGAGAACTTCACTGACCAAGAGATTTCGGTTCAGCTGGGCGAGAAGCTGCCGATTAACCGAGTAGCCGTGCTGAACGAGCTGAATAACATGCTTGATCGCATGGTGATTGACAGAGTTTACTACAGGGAGCAGGTCAGGCTTAAGCTTGGTTATGATATCCCTGCAGATATGGCTGCTAGGGTCACAAAGGAACAGGAAGAGCTTACCCAAGCTCGTCAGTTCGAGTCTCCAGTGAATGGGGAAGATCCTACCAATCCTGCCTCCGCTAACAACAGCGGTAGGCCAAATGAGTCTGCTGGTACTGAAGCTCAGTAGCCAGTAGCTATCAACGAGCGAGATGCTCAGGAAAGGAACGCGAGATGCGTGCACATGAAACGGACCCTTGGTGGTTGGTTGCCGGACTTGACCTTGTCGGCTTCGAAGGCGAAGAAGATGACGCTGGAGAAGAAGATGAGGGTGAGGAAGATGACACCTCTGATGACGATGAGGAAGACTCGGAGAACGAGGAAGACTCATCTGAGGAGGAGGACGACGAAGGGGACGAGGATGAATCTAAGTCCAAGTCAACTGCTGGGCTGAAGTCTGCACTTCGTAAGGAGCGCATGGCCCGGAAGCGAGCTGAGCGTGAAGCTCGGAAGCTGAAGGACAAGTACGAGGCTAAGCCCAAGAAGGAAGACGAGAAGCCTTCCGAAGATAAGGATGAGGATAAGGAAACATCCAAGGCTGCCAAGGACGCTGAGGAAAAGGCCAACCGGCTTGCTTCTCGGTTGCTTACGAACGCAGTCGACACGGCGATCATCCAAGCGGGTGGTCAGGAGTTCAAGGATACTGATGAGCTTTTGGCACTGATCAATCGCAAGGATATCGATGTTGACCAAGATGAAGACGACCCCTCGGAGATCGAGGTCGACGTCGAATCCGTCAAGGATGCCGTGAAGGCCCTAGCTAAGAAGTCTCCACACTTGCTGAAGACTACAGCCGAACGAAAGGTTGGGTCTGGTTCGAAGCTTGGTGGCCGAAGCAAGAAGTCCAAGGAACCATCAGACGAAGCATTGCGGAAGAAGTATGCCGCTTTGCGTCGCTAACTAGGTTAAGAAAGGATAGTGCATGGCACGCATCGACAAGTACGATCCAGTCGGTGGTGGTTTTCGAGCTGCCCTCGCTGCGAACCGAACTGGTGCTGCCACTCCATTTGGAGTGGGGCTTGACACCAATGGTCGGGTCGTAGTGGGAGCGGGTCAGACCGGCATCGTCGGAGTAGTCTGCAAGCCGGATGACGCCCTCCTGGGTGACATCATCGACGTTATGAAGGATGGTGAGATCGTGGAGTTTGCTGGCGCAGCGGGTACGCTGTATACGGCTAACACAACCACTGGAGTCATTTCCAGTGCTGCTGTCTCTGCCACCCAGATTCGCGTCGGCCATACGGTGGAAGCTACTCGACTGGTTGTGGGGGTGAACCGATGACTATGACTGACATCGAGCTCACACCTGATGAGCAGACCCTTTGGGACGCCTTGGTCAACCAGGGCCTTGATCTCAAGGGCTTCGAGCGAGGCTTTAACCAGGCAGCTGATGTCCTGGTTGAGTCCGTTGATGGCGTTAACCTCAATGCCCTCTGGCGAGAGTTCCAGGCTTCTCTTCGGCTGTTCAACACCGAGCGAGATGCCCTGCTGAACTACCTCACTTTCGACGTTACTAACCCAGTTGAGTCGGTCATGCAGCCGGCCGTGGGTGAGGACTTCGAAGAGGCGTCGGAGTTTGGTGAGCCGAAGGGTATTCGGCTCGGTCAGCCATTCTCGATGGGCTACAGCTTCAAGTGGTGGGACATCGCTGCACGGTTCACGTGGATGTTCCTTGCTGAAGCTGAGGCTGCTCAAATCGAGAGCATCAACGCCGCAGTGCTTGAGGCGGGTAACCGTCTCTACTTCACGAGGGTGCTTCGGCAGATCTTCAACTCTGCTAACACTACTGCCACCATTAACGGAGACGCTTACAACGTCTACGCGCTCTACAACAATGATGGCACAGTGCCGCCCAAGTACCGTAACACCACGTTCCTGAGCACTCACACTCACTACGTGACGAGTGGTGCGGCTACAATCGACCCTGGTGACATCAACCAGATCGAGGATGACCTTTACAACCATGGCTATCGTCTGACGCAGGGTTATCAGCTTGTGCTGATGATGAACCGTCAAGAGGCCTCGGTTGTTCGGACGTTCATCGCTGGTACGGCGTCTTCTCGGTGGACCTTCATTCCCAACTCGGCAACGGGTGGTGGCGTGATCATCCCTTCGGGTCAGTCGGTGCTTGGCGCTCCGTCTGGTCAGATCCGTAACCAGATTGGGACCTATGGCCCCTTCCTGGTTGTGGAAGATGACTACATCCCAGCAGGCTACGTGCTTGCTTTCGCTACTGGTGGCGAGCAGAACCTGGGCAACCTGGTTGGTATCCGGAACCATGCTCAGCAGTCCCTCAGGGGTCTTCAGCTGGTCAAGGGTCGGGATAACGACTACCCGCTCACGGATTCGTTCTATCGCTTCGGCTTCGGAACGGGTGTTCGACATCGAGGTGCTGGGTACGTTATGCAGATCACTGCATCCGGCTCCTACACAATTCCGGCTGCGTACGCCTGATCCATCGCTTAGTGAGTCCCCCGAGTCCCATCGGTCGCCCAGCTCGGGGGGCTCACGCTAGCGCTGGAAAGGAGCGCTATGGCAGTACTTACACCCATTGATACACTCGTTGCTGGTGTTGCTGACAGCCTTGTTGCCGCAGCTGGTGGTGGTGATTCATTTTCTAACAATGGTCATTGCCTCTTTGTTGTTAACAATGCTTCTGGTGGCGCTATCACAGTGACCTTCGATGACCCCAACTCGCCTTCACCGGCAAGTGCGTCTCAGTTCAACCCAGACGTTGCCGTAAGCGTTCCTGCGGGAGCTAGACGGACCATTGGTCCGTTCCCTCCATTCAGGTTCAACGACGCTAACGGGCGAGTCAATGTCACGTACTCGGGAGTAACCAGCCTCACGGTTGAAGTGCTCCGCACCTTCACTGGATAAGAGAGGACCACATGAGTAAGACAATTGACCTGAGCGGAGGTGTGGAGGATCTCAGTGAGGATGATCTTCTGTACCTTGCCGTTCGAGACGACCAAGCTGCTATGGCTGAGCTTGAGAAGCGAGGCATTGGCATTAACCAGTCTGAGCCTAAGTCACTGGAGGAGTACGCCAACACAGGCGATGCGAACACTAGTGGCGAGACAATCGAGGAGCTTGAGGCTCGGTTGGCTCAGATGAAGGCTGAGCAGTCAGGTGACGACGATGATGAGGCTCTTGAGCCTCCGTACGATCAGTACAAGAACGACGATCTTCGATCGGAGATTGTCCGTCGTAACGAGAGCCGTGATGAGGATACCAAGCTTTCCCTGGAGGGACGCAAGGATGAGCTCATCGCCACCCTCGAAGACGACGACGAGGAGGACTGACCCATGGCCACTGCTGCAGAACAAGTTCGCCAGCTTCTTGGCGAAGAGGTCCCAATCGATGGGAGTGACACGGATACTCTTTTCCTTGATGCTCAGATCGACGACCTTATCTCCTCTACGAGTTCAGTAGATGCAGCAGTGGCCCAGGGTTGGCGTATCAAGGCTGCTAAATTCGCTGACCTGGTGGATACGGCCGAGGGGACATCCAAGCGAGCTATGAGCGATCTTCACAAGAATGCTCTGGCTATGGCTAAGACCTTCAGCGAGGGTAGCATCCTTACCGGAGATAGAACTAGGATTCACAAGCTGACAAGGACGTGAGCTATGATTACAAACGAAGTCGAACGTAAGGTCGGCCTCCGTAACACGCTCGAGTTCATCAAGGCTAATGAGACCAAGGTACTACTTCTCCGGCCTGATACAAAGCTCACAGAGGCTGGAGGGGTGGTTCGTACGGAGCCATCCCTCCTCCCCGCCCAGTCTTTCCGAATCGTGCCCATGTCTGGTTTGGTGTGGGATAGGTCACGAACCACACCTGATGAGGGTCGAATCGATGATGTTACTGAGCAACTCATCGGAATGCCAGATGCTGATGTTCTCAAGAATGACTACTTCGAAGCTGAAGATCAGACTGGCTGGTATCAGGTAACTCATATCTCTCCAGTTCAGGGTTACCGCAAGGAAGCTCGACTGAGATTCTCTACCTCCGAGCCAAAGGCATGATGAAGATAAGATGGTACTACGACTCTTTGACTCCAAGATTACTCGCGTTCCCCGTGGTTCTAGACTTGGCAATCGAGGAACGACTAGAGGAGCTCGCAACCCAAGTCGAAGAATACGCACGAGCAAACGCTCCATGGGCCGATCGAAGCGGAAGCGCTAGACAAGGCCTAACCGCTGAACATGTAGATGGTGGTGCGTTTCAACATGCTATCGTACTGTACCATACTGTTGACTATGGTATCTGGCTAGAGATCCGATGGAATGGTCAGTATGCCATCATCATACCCACGATCGAGCATTTTGGGCCAGAAGTCATGGGCGGTCTAGTAGGGCTCATAGGTTATGCCTAAGGAGGCGAGGTGAGACAGAGACTTTACAAGGCTCTCAGTGAATCAGCCGACTTGACCAAGTTGGTTGGTACTAGGATCATTCAAGCCTCGGCCCTTGGTAATGATCTGCCTGGGTATGAAGGAACACCAGAAAGGCCCTTCGTTACTTATCGGATGCACACTGACTTCCCAGTAGTAGGAGGCCTTGGTCGACGAGAGTATTGTCAAATCTGGGCTAACGATGACCCAGGTGACTACCTTCGTATCGATGAAATCCTGAAGTACTGCAGACAAGCGGTTGAAGCTATCCCTCATACTAATGACTTCTTAGAAGCTCGCTGGGTAGAGACAGGAGTTGACTTGAAGGACGATGTTATGGGTACGATCAACCGATACATCCGATTCCAGTTTACTGGCTCACTTCGAGAGAGAGAATAACCATGCATGTTACCTACGTAGGGATTTCAGATAGCCGAACCATTGACGCAGCGACTCTTCAGGCTGCTGGTTTTGAGTCGGTAGAAGATGATCTAGTGTGGACTCAAGGCTCTACGCTCGAACTCGATGATGATCTCGGTGAATGGCTTACGGAACGAGATCGAGAGTTCAAGGATCGAGGAGCTACCACACAGGACCTGCGATCGAAGGATGAGCTCCTTGAGCTGGCTAGGCTTTATAA